CTTAAGGTCATCAAACGAGGTGAACTCAGCCAGGTCTGGGTGATCCTGGCCAGTTGGGTTATTGAATCTGAGCCTGCTGATGCTATTAATCATCTGATCAAGTTCTTTTTTAGCACGCTGAGTTGTGCCGATTGACTTGCCATTATCGATCATCTCAAGAGCTGATCTGATTACTCCACCATTTGTTCTGGCGATAATCAGGTCTGGATTTTCCATAGACCCTGGGTCTGCTACTGAGCCTTTACCACCACGGCCAACCATTCTGTTTGAATCAATACCAAGGAGCGATAGAACCCTGTTGCCAACAGATGCGATTTCTGGACCAAATCTAAATACTTCAGTTAACGGAAGAACATATGGTTCTTTCTCCGATATTGAGTCAAGCTCGTTGACTGCCCCACGGAATCCATATATGGCCTGGTTTGGATCTCCAACGTAGACCCTCTGTATTGACATCCCTGATGCGGCTTTATTCCATACGGGGTTGAGGTCTTGTGATTCGTCAAACAAGACAAGATCTTTTGCTCCGTCAGGGCCAGTGCCAGCAGACGCAAAATCTGGATTTGATGACTGCCACATCTTCGTCAATGTGTTGTATGAAATTAGGAATTCTCCATCTTCAGATGTTTTGTCATTCCAAAGACGATTAGCAACATCAAAAACATTTGATGGCAATTGATCTGCTGGTATCTGCTGATCTTTGTCATCAACGAAATGCTGGAGACCGATTGAGTCGTCTCCCGATATTTCAAATTTTTCAACTGCATTTATTGCAAGTGAGGCAATCTGGTCGCCAGATACTTCTCTCCCCTGAACTACTTCAGTATTTAACTTAAATTCTTTTGCAAGATTTTTAGCCGTAAGCTCCTTTCCGGCTTTTACGTCTTCGCTTCCTATCCTGTCTATGAAGCTCTTTCCGTTCTTGCGCTGCGACATCCATCTTCTTCCAACTGAATCAAGTGTCATGACTTGAACATTTGGAATTCCTCTAAATCTTCTTTCAGCATCATTGGCTGCAGACCTATTGAAAGCAAGGTAAACAAGCTTTTTATCTGGTTGTTCCTTTGCCATTCTCTTTGCAAGGGAAACAAGAGTTGATGTCTTTCCAGAGCCTGCAAGTGCTGGTATTACTACGTTTTCACCAGTCATAACAGCATCTATTGCAGTCATTTGCTCTTCAGTTGGGAGATACTTCCCGTCACCCGAATAGTCGTAGTCGGTGCGTGGTGGGCGCTTCTTGTTTATTTGCCTTGTAATTCTCTGGCCAGCTATGTATGGGCCCTTGCCGGAAGACAAGCCACTACGCATCGATATTCCATCAGGATATTGATTTGCGTAGTAATTAGCCCATGCGTCTTCGCGAGCTTTCTCATCTGCGTCGATATCGGCCAGACTGTATGTTTTTCCACCAGATCCCTGGATACCTTCTGCAAGTGAGTCATCTTGGCTTCCATAGATGAACTGACTATCTCCATCTATTTTTTCATTATTTATATTTTCGGATAACCACTTTGCTGCTTCCTCTGGAGAATCAAACCCATCCTCGCTGTCGCCAAGGTCATAGTCAAAATCATCCGTGTAGTAGCCATCGTAGTCATCAAATACAAGTCTCTGTGCAGAGAATGTTCCGTCATCGCTCTCAGTTACAACTGCAGCTCCCATGTCTGACGTATGAGCAAACCAGGCTTTTCTTCTAGAGCCATCAGGCTTTGGTAAGTATCTATCGCTTAGATCTTCCCTTAGTCCATATGCGAGCTCGTTACCAAGTGGGCGTGGCCCTCTTCTTTCCCTGGCGATCATTTCCCTTGAGTAGTAAGTATCCCAATCGCCGTCTGTCCAATCTCGCATGCTTGATGGAAGACCGTCAGTTGGGTTAACCCAGTCTGATTCTTTGCCAGAGAGTAATCCTTGACGTTCTTCATCGTATTTATCAAATACTGACTTGCTGAATCTTGGCGGTACAGCCTCCCCGCCCTGAGCAGCGCGAGAACCACTTGAAACCCTCTCTCTGCGCATTTCTCTTCTTGATCTCTTCAGATCATCGCCAAGCCTTCTCGCTTCACGGAGCTCTGCTCTTCTGGCTTCATCCTCAGAGACGCCATACTTTGAAGCAACTTCAGCAATGCTCATCTGACGGCCGTTTATGTCATTTTGCGTTCTATCTCTGTAGATAGCTGCATCTTTTTCACCCTGAGGAAGATTTCTCAAGCTACTCATGTGGCGCATTTCCGCCTGGCGAATTTCTTCTCTAGTCTTGCCGAAAGCATTTGCTGCATCTTCAAGCGAATATGCTTCTTGCCTAAGTCTGTAGACCTCAGCGTTAAATTCATCGCCTTCCATATTGCGTAGTCTGCTCATATGGCGCATTTCTGCTTGGCGCGCTTGCTGTCTGGTCATTCCAAATGATTCAGCAACATCCTCAAGAGACTCTCCAAAAATAGATCTTCTTTCGAAGATATCCCTGTCGTTAGCCTGAGAAGGTGTTTCTACTCTTCCGGAAGAAAGACCAGCACGTCGTGGTGTTAGTTCTGAACCTTCCCTTGTTTTTGCTGGCCTTGTTCTCAGCTGACCAGATCCACGCATTGCCCTCTTGACTGTCTTTAGGGCCGTTGCGTAGTGCTCCTTGCGCCTGCGATACTCATCGTAGGCATCAAGAATTCTTGCCCCTTCTTCTTCGGCGTCAAACTCGTCCATGTCAAAATCAGCCATAAGGCGATTTACTATCGAGCCAAAGTCATCATTTCTAACGTCATCTTCGAGGACGCCAGCATTTGTCGCTGCAAATTCATTGAGTCTTTGCTGCTGTGTTATTTCAGTTAGAGCATCTGCTAGTTCATCTGGGTCAAGATCTGCTAAGTATTCAGAGAAATCCCTATCAGTTTTATCAAGGTCCCACTTATCGTCATGGGCATCAATTATTTCATCAAGTTTTCTAGCTGTTGGATTTGATGCTTTCCCACTTGAAAGAGCATTAATCAGATCTGATTGACCCTTATCTGGAGTAGCGTCAATGCGTGGAGAGTCAACTCGATCTGGCTTTGCGTCTTGCTGAGGCTTAGCGGCATTCCATTGTCCCTGAATCTTTCTTGCTGCAGCAAGATTTATTCTTCCGCGTGAAGCGAAGTCGTTTAATCCAGGTATTGCCGGGCGCTCGAATGCGGTTCCCTCTTGAACTATCCCGTCGTTATCTCCATCCCATGCGTATGGATCAAACCGAGCCGCAAGCCCACGGCCCCTCTGGAACTTTCCCGCTAGGTTTCTCCCTAACGCCTTTTCAGATTGTGAAAAAAAAGCGGAGTTGACAGCCGCTCCAACTGCCTCCACAAAGTCGCGAGTTACGCCGTTGGTGAATACAATTCCACCATCTTCGACATAAGCATCCACTCTGTGGAAATCGATAATCGGATCTATTAGCTGCTTTACTTCAAAAGCCTTATCTGCACTCACTGGAAGAACATACGATGGTGCTTCCGATTCAAAGTCAATAAAGTCCTCTAGTGACTTTTCCGAGTACTCACTAAGCATGAATACTGTCTTCGTGCCCATTCTTCTCTTGCGGCGGCGCTTTAGCGTTCCACGCAGAATCCCACTGATGAATTCACCTGGGTACTTCTGCTCTATTTCTTCGAGCCACTTGACTTCTTCTTCATTTGATTCAGCATCGAATGAAGCCTTTTGGACGGGACCCATTGATACAACACCATCTGGGATGACTGCAAATCTGCACTTTCCTTCTGGTTCAACTTCCTGTGCGACTATCTTGCACTTTCCATTGCCCTCGTAAAGCACGCAATTAGAGCACTTAACTCCAATTTTTGCGACTGGATTCTCCGCTGCTGGCTTGTAACCAGCCCAAACGCCAGTGCCATCCTCATTGAACTTTCCGTAGCGCTTCGTGATCTTTATCAGTGCTTCAGCAAGATCTCTTTCTTCATCAACAAGCTTTGGCTTTGTTGGCGTTGCATTGCTCGGAGTGTCTTCATTCTCGTAATTGAATCTGACCATCGGCGGAGAAACTGGTGTTGCTCCTGGAACTAGATTTGGAACTACTACCGGCGGTGCGCCAGGAGCAGACGCCATTGGCTTTGATGGCATTCCAGGCTGTGGCCTACCCATCGGCATTTGCATCGGCATTGGCTTCGGCATCATGAATCTCTCTGGCCTGCCGAACATAAAGATTCCATCTTCGCCGCGATGGTAGCGGCACTTATATTTTGAATCTTCACCATCAGAATCGGTTCTGCTGAAATAAACCATTCCATCTTCAGTTTTGAGAACCTTAACCGGCATCCCGAGGCGCGCAGAAAGCTCCTCTTCGAGTTTTCTTTGGATGCCTTCCTCCATTTCCGTTTCATCATCTGATGGACGACCAACTGGAGTAATAACCATCGGCATCATTCCGCCCTTTTCATCGGACTTGACGGAGATTGTTCCAGTTAGCTGGTTTGCGCCATGGAGTACAGGGCTGACCTCATAAAGCTCAACTTCATAGAGAATATTTGCCTGAATATTTGGGTCGAATTGAGCGCGTAGTGTCTTGTAGCCGATTGACCACTCTTGCTCTTCACCAAAGAATGCAACGTTTGCGAATGCTTCACGACCCTTTTCAGAATTTAGGTTAAATTGAACCTTTGCGTAGAGACCACCAATCCCGGCAGCCTTCATTTTCGATGGAAGTCTTGGGTCTGATGTTGGAACTTCGTAGATCTCTATAACTTTTCCAATAGGATCATTCCAGTTGTGGCCCCACACAACTCTTGGCTTTCTGCGCATTAAGCTCTTAGTAAACGCCCCAGTAGCGCATACGTCGCCAACTGAGTCCTTGTTGCCTATGCCTGCTACGAAGCATTCAACAATCCCCTGGGCCTGGTCAAGATTGACC